AGTTATGGATAGATGAACGTGGTAATATTACACAAAAGAAAATGAAATAAAACCTACCCCAAGAGGGATTAAAGGGATAGGTTATTGTGGTGAGAATAATTTTCTCCTACCACAATTTGGACACATTGTCAATTAAGTATTAGTTTCATTAACCTGTTGGCAATAAAATTTTATAATAGTCCCATATTTATTCACATCTGAGGGTCCTATCTCTTTAGCTTTTTTCATGGCCTCTTCATAGCCTGCCATAATGCATTCGTAATGAGTGGGGTATAATTCCGGCATTGTATGCGGGGGTAAGCACTGTTGATAAACACTCGCGCAAATAATCATACTTAATATAAATTTCATCTTGACAAATCTCCATTCACTCCTATATAATCATCAGAAATAAATGAAAGGAACTATGACCGATATAACTAAATATAGAAATGTTTCGTTAACACACGAGACATACAAGACATTGATTGCTTTGTCCAAAGTTTTATTACCAGATGCAAAATTATCTATTAGTAAAACTGTAGAATCGTTAGCAAACGAAAAAGCGAAGAAATTAAATGGTAAGATTAAAAAAGTATAAAGTAAAAAAACTAATATGTCCAACTTGTAAAGGTAATGGATTTGTTAAAGTTACAAGTTTACACCATGATGAAATGATTCATCAGTGTTGGGACTGTGACTCAGAGGGAGAATTTTATGAGACTGATGATTACACTAACGGTGGTGATACTGTTAGTAGCAAATTGCACTAAGTTAGATGGATATGATCCAACAACGGGAATTATTAAATGGATAATTACACATGATTCCTGATACAGATAAAGCTTATATTGCCGGACTGTTTGATGGAGAAGGTAGTATATATTATAAAAGACTAAAACAAACTAGACACAATAGACCTGGAAAACCAGTTCATAATGTCTGGTCGATTAGAATGGAAATAGCCATGACTGATTATTCTGTTTTAGTTTGGTTGTATGAAGTGTTAGGTGTAGGTAAACTTAATCCAAGAAAAGTTAAACCAGGGCGAAAGAAACAATGGCGTTGGAGATGTACTCACCGAGATGCTTACTATGTCTGTTGTTTAATTTGGCCATGGTCTCATACTAAATTAGATAAAGTACAACAGATTATAGCTCACTATACTTCGAGAAAGCTTAAAGAAAATAATGTAATAGATTTAGCTCTTGAAAGAGATATAAGAAAGTTACAGGATGGCCGATAAAAAAGGATTCAAATGGGATGGTAAGTCTAGAGTCTCTACTGAATTATATAAAAAAAATTTTAATAAAATTTTTGGAGTAAAGAATGATAAGGATGATGAGCGAGAAAGATTTAAAAGAATTCGAGAGAAACGTGAGGATGATGTCAGCCCCAAAATTAAATAATAAATACAAGTATATACAAGGAAAACAGATCACGGACCACGGAACAGGGACCAGGGTTTATGACTTCCAAGGGTCTAGACTTCCGAGCGTAACTACGATATTAAGCGCTACAAAAAATCAACAATTTTTAAAAGACTGGAAGGCTAAAGTCGGTGAAGCAAACGCAGAACGAATCAAGAATCATTCGAGTAGTAGGGGGACAGCTATGCACAAATTCTTGGAGTCTTATATACTCGGAACTGGCTACGATGATCTTACGCCAATCGGACAAGAGGCGAAGCCCATGGCCGAAAAAATTATTGATGAAGGTTTACTCCCTGTTGAAGAATATTATGGTTCAGAAATTATGTTATACTATCCTGGGCTATATGCTGGGTCTACTGACTTGGTATGTAAGCACAATGGTCTGGAGACTATTGTAGATTTTAAACAAAGCAACAGACCTAAGAAAGAAGAGTGGATAGAAGATTATTACCTGCAGATTGCAGCATACGCCATGGCTCACGATGCTTATTATGGCTCTAGTATTGAACAAGGAGTTATAATGGTATGTACTCCTGACCTATATTATCAAGAATTCAAGTTTTCCGGGCCTGATTTAAGACAGTGGAAGCATAAGTTTCTAAAGCGATTAGATATGTACCATGAGCTCAAATTTGACGAAAAAGAGGCAATTAAGGCAGAAATAAGGCCAGAAGATTTCAAATAGACGCCATATAAGAGTTGTACAGAATAATTTTGAATTGAAAAAAAAAAACATGAAAAAAAACTGTCTTTTTGTCCAAATGCACTATTATCGTTGGTATATATAGCTAAAGTGTAGACAGAATGTGTTAAAATAAAGTGTCTATAGACAAAACATTATGTCTATTTCAGTGGTGCCTACGCGCGCGCGCAAAGAGGTGTTTTGTTTTCTGAATTATCTGGTATATCTCTTATATGCCTCGGACAAGAAGAAAAAGTATTGCCTCAACCGGAACTCCCGATATACCTTATCCTAAGGTTAGAGTGGAGTGGATCGATTGTGTGAGTGACTCTGGCTGGGCTAACGACAGAGAATTTGATAAGATGAGATTAGCAAGACCAATCAATGAAGGTTGGTTATATTCTAAAGATGATAAGTCTATTAAACTTTTTGCTTCTTTTGATCGGGAAGACGATGGCTCTTTTTCTTTTGGGGACCGGACGATGATTCCACGTCAGTGGGTTCGGAAGATTCAGAAGATTTAGAAAGTTCTATTGCTTCACCTTCCACAACAGGCTTCAACAGAGACTCGTAATCGTTTAAAATTTGTTTCATCTTTGCTTCTAGTTGTTCTTCTGTTAGGTCCTCTAGCTTACCTGTTTTTATTATTTTTCTGTCTATATATAATCCTGCTGCTTTTCCCCTATTGGCTTCAGCATTTACAGCTGAGGAAAAACTTCCTTTTTTTAAAGCGGCTTCTCTCAACCTAGCTAGTTCAGCTACATGATTATCATAAGTCACTTCATGTTTCTTAAGTCTTTCTTCTTTAAGCTCTCCAATATATTTTACCACTAGTGGTGAGTATCTCGGGTTAGTTAGTTCTGATCCTTCACGTCTTGCACGTTTAGGTGAATAGCCTGCAGCTATTGCTGCTTCAGCTTTACTCATTGGTCCTTCTGTGCCACCAAATACTAAATGCTCTGCAAATCTTTGTTGCATTTCTGTTAATCTTTTTGGAACTCCCATATTGACAATTTAAGGGAACTATCCTATAAAGTCAAGATATGAAAGATGAAAATAAAGGCTCTAACGATCTAGAATTTCTTATTAAACAACATGAAGAGGAAATCTGGGCCTACAAGAAAAAAGAATCTGATTGGGAGCACACTCAAAACCAACTAGAGGGCACTAAACAAATTGTCACTAGACTTACTGAGAGCTTAAATACTACCAAACAACAATTGAATGAGTTAACTGCTAAGGCTCAAACTCTTCAAGAAATTAATCATATGCATGAGACACTCAATGCTAGTCTTAGAAAAGAAATAAATGAGCTTAAGACTAATCTTAAGATTGGTACTCCAACTAAATGAGAGTCCTAGACTTACAAAATTTTTTAAGTGCCTTTACAGCGAGCAATAAATCTGGTACAGCGCAGGGTAATGCAGTTTCAAATGCAGTAATTTTCGTGGAAGTTAACGGACAACTACAAGAGATTAAAAAAATGGAAGTACATGAACACGTTGGACCTAAAGTTTTTGGTGCAACCCAAGCGTCACACAGGCTAGTTTTAAAAACTCAAAAGCCTAGAATCCCCATCATCCTGCCCGATAAGTTGATGAAGAGTGATGTCTGAGCATGACGAAGTTCCCTCAAAATCTCTATGGGTCCTGAGGCTAAATTATATAAAAAACTACGTAAAGAATCCAAAGATATTTCCTGGATTAGGATTGAAAACATTAGCTTACTGGGTACTCCCGATCTATTGGGCTATAATAATTCTGGGCACTTTTTTACTTTAGAATTAAAGTGCACCGCAGGGAACAAAATCAAATTCTCACCCCATCAAATTGCCTTCCATGTGAAGCATCCTAAGAACACTTACATCCTTATCGAGGCCCTTGGTCAAAGGTCCTCGAAACTTTTTCAAAGAGGAAATTATTTCTTGGTCCCTGGTTCAAGAATCAGGGAGCTTGTAGCTTCCGGCTTGGAGCTTGGAACTTCGGGCTTGGAGCTTGGAGCTTGTTGCTTGGAACTCGAACAGGTTGGTTCGAAAGCTTGAAGCTTGGCGCTTGGCGCTTGGAGCTTCCTTCTCTCCGCGCGGAGCGCGGCATAATATTTTGGGTGATAGAATGTCATTAGTGCTGGCCGTATGATATATTTTTAATTTCAGAATTCCAGCAATTTCTACAATCGCCGCAAATATTTCCCTGCTTAGCGCTGGGACATGTAGCGTTGGCCGTTACAACAGTTGAAGTATTTTTCCAGCTGGCAGGTGCTGCCTGGTCCACCATCGGGGCAGAGAACCGGATCACCAGGTTGCTTGGTGCCCTGTCGAGATGGTCCTTGACCCATGCCTCACGTGTGGGCATCCAGTGACGCTTCGAAGGTGTTAACCTGCAGACGTCGTATATTTTATTTAGATGATCAAGATCCTGTACATCTCCTGAGTCGTGCCATCTGAACACGTCCGGCTTCTTGCTGTTGATAAGGTGAGCCATTGCCTGGACCCATGGCGCTGTGTATATTGCTGCCAGTCTCCTGTACTGAGCGTCTTGTACTACCTTGAATACGTAACAGCCCTTCATTGCATAACAGTCATAACAGACTGAACCAGGGACCGCTTGGAGCTTGCCGCCTGTTTTGCATTCCTTGGCAGGTATACCAATGGACCAGCCGGGCATTTTGCTTGGCTTCGATAGGCCTCCAACCAGGGCCCATGCTTCACTTGTTTTCATGATTACTTCTTTCTTGAGCTGTATAGATTTACAGGCTTGTTCTGATACGCTGTTCTCCATCCTGGATCGTTTTGCTTGTCGATTTCTTCCATAACTTGAAACGTTAAGTCCTCGATATATTGATCGTCTTTTAATTGCATAACTTTTTTAATTAAAGTCATTAATTTGCATGTTGTTTCCATGTTCATATGTTTATTTCTCCTTTATAATCCTATTAATACCAGACGGCTTGGAGCTTGTCAAGTCTTGCTTGGCGCTTGGCGCTTGCCGCTTTAATTTTTCATTATCTACAGAGTGGAAAGTGTTGAAGAACTTCTCACAGCTGGCCA